GCGATTCGAGTCTGATTGATACGAGGATGACCATATATTCGTCCTCGGTCTCCAATGATGTCAGTAGCTGATAATAGGACTTCACTTGCTTTCACACTCTCACCCTTTCTTTTGATGCGTAGTAATCCCGGACTGCTTTGCGTCCTTTGATATAACCCACGCGGATGCCGACGATACGGCCTAGATGAAAATATAGTGCGGATAAGACAATCATTGCAACCAAGTCGCCTAATGATGGATCGAACATTACGCCACCTCGACTTCCTGGATTGTCAATGGCACTAGCCAATCAATCTTAGCCATGCGTTGCATCTCTTTCTCAGCTAACTTTAGAGAAACGTGAAATGTGGCATTTGGCTCTGGGCTTACGCTTCCACCTGAAATATTGCGGAAGATAACGGCATGTGTAAATACTTTGTTTTCTGACTTGCGATATAACTCGCAATCCTTGACTTTGTAGATTGTCATTTTGCTCCCTTTATGAACGCCCTTCGTTCATGGGATAACTGTCTCACGCCCTAAGGGGGAATTTTAGGAATTTAACATAACGAAATGGTAACGATTCTGCGTCATCAATGTGATCATCGATTTCCCGATGAAGCTCGTTATCTAGGTCGTCCATAGCGCTTGCCTGAGACCACGAATGTTCCGTCCTTCTCGATGTAAATCAAATCAACTTGGACATTCTTGCCCTCGACGTACATGATGGCGAATGCCTGTTGCCAGTTGGCCGATCCCTTTGTATATGAGGCCTTGCTAAAGTCCATTAGGTTGCCTACCTCTACGCCATGCAGAACACGCCCTATACGGCCTCCAGAGGCCTCTGAGAAGGACGATCTGCCTGCTCTGTGAGTATGTCCTGAGATCACGCTCTTGCCGTGCCTACGGGCTGCTTCTAGGGCTGATAAGCCACCTTGAGACTTAATGGGAGTGTGATCCCCATGAACGGCAATCCAGCCAGGAGCAATGTTGTAAGGCTTGCGATGAAAGGTAATTCCTAACTGGTCAAGCTGCATAAACTTCTCAAAACGCAGCTCTGGCAAGGACAGGAATGAGGGTATCTTGCGCATGATCTGCGCATAGAGGCGATCCGTGTGATTGGATCGAATCATCTGTGTTACTTGTAGATCGTAGAGAACCTGAACAGCTTCGTCGCGATCATCTCCAAGAGTCTGCTCATAGGCTTCTGGCGTCCCTTCTGACCACTTGCTAATTGTGTTGAAATCAATCTCGTCACCTATTGTGACTACTTCATGCGGCTTAAACTTGCTGATAAAACTGGTTAGATTCTTGACTGCTACTCGATCATGAAAGGGAACCTGAAGGTCGCTTACTATGACAATTCGCTTCATTTAATCCTCGTCGTCGTCCTCATAGGGTAGGCGATCCACTCGGTCGGGGATCGATGGCAAGATCCAATCTGGATAACTGTCGCGATCGCTGATAATTGCTAGACATAGATCAACGGCAAAACCTGCACGTCTCAAAGCCCTGTACATTTCATGCAAGCTAATAGCCCACGCGTCTAATGCATTGTAAGTATCGAGATCAATGACTTTCTTTCTTGCCATGTTAAAAATTATCGGTCTAGAAGTATGTTGTAGATCTCATCGACACGCACATGAAGCGCTTTTATTTCAGCCAATAAGTGACTGATCACGAACGCTGCAAGGCCACCAATCACGGCAAGGCTTGCAAAGTAGAAGGTAAAGAAGTCCGACTGACTCATTTCTTCTCAACCGTATCAACGGCAGCCTCGATTGCATCAACGACGATATCTGCAACGGCCTTCTTGGCACGATAAGACTTGATAGCAGCACGGATGACCGGGATCGCTATAAGTCCAAGAGTTGCATAGATAATTGCTTCCATTATTTTCCACCTATCATCGGGATATTGAACCAACTAGAGTCTTCATCGCCCTTGATAGTAAAGCTGACATGCGCATGGTGATTATGCTTATTGATCCCATCATAAGGACGCCAAGCCCAAGCCTTTTTAGATGATGCGATCTTTCCGTCAAAGATGATGTAAGAGATTCTCTTATCGCCAGACTTTGCAAGGAGTCGAATCTGATCAACCAAGTCAGGCATGAGATCGGGCTTCCGGCCTTTCCCGTAAAGGTCGCGGTCAACATCGATGGCACGAACCCATCCTTGTGCATCTGGATTATGATCAGACTTGCGAGCAGCGTGTCTTGTGTCACCGATCCAGCCGTCCGAAGTTCGATCTCTATCTGGGAATGCATCATCTATCTGCTCTTTAAGCTGGATTGCGGACTTGCTTAGCCTCGGCTTCACAGGTTGCACACTCCCATCGCTTGAGATCGTTAAGTGTCAATTCTGGATGATCGCATGGAGCAGGCGCAATGAATGCATCATCGATTGGATCATATGTATAACCAATCCCTGCATAGTTATAGCGAATGTTGCCATTGTAGCTAGTGCGCTTGCAGACTTGACCCCTAACCTCTGAGTACGCCTGCTCCCAGTCAGTAATGCCGTCAACTACTTCTGTCTCATCGCGTCCAGTAATTACTTCTGTAACGATATTATTCTCATCGAGGAATGCGTAATGAGCCATTAGACAGTCACCGTTCCTGTTCCTGCTGTAAACCGATAAACTCTATAACCGCTTCTTACTGGTTCGTCATAAACTAGAGTGCCGCCGATAGAAGTTAAAGGTGGAAACGTATTTAGATACGCGATAATAACAACTCCAGAACCACCGTTGCCGCCATTCTTGCCCGTGCTTCCGTCATATCCACCGCCGCCACCACCGCCGCCTAGATTAGCTGTTCCAGCAGTTCCGTTTGTAGCGTTACCAAAACCGCTGTCACCTTTACCGCCTGCTCCACCGCCGCCTGAACCGCCAGTTCCGCCTGTAGTTGCTGTAGCATTATCTGAACCATTGCCGCCGCCACCACCGCCTGCATATGTAACTGCTGAACCTGAAAATGAATTAGAAACACCATTACCACCAGCATTACCTACGCCACTTGTGCCGCTAGCGCCTACTGCGGAGCCGCCACCGCCACCACCGCCGTAATATCGACTGCCGTCAATTCCACCAGTACCGCCAGCAAAACCTTCAACTGGTGAATAAGAACCTGCGTTACCTGCTGCACCTGAACCTGTATTACCAGAGCCACCGCCAGAGCCACCTGTTGCGCCATTGCGTGGGGAACCTACTGCTCCGCCGCGACCACCGCCGGTTGCACTGTTGCTATTAAGGGTTGAATTTGTTCCGCTTGTTCCGTTAGTGCTAGAACCTGTGCCACCAGCGCCACCAGCGCCGACTGTTACTGTAAATGATGAAGGCAAAAATTGAGCAGTAAATGAGCGCACTCCACCAGCTCCACCACCGCCACCAATTTGTCCGCCACCGCCACCACCGCCTGCGACAATCAAATAGTCGTAAGAAGTTGGTGCTACTGGAATCCCAAAGACTCCCGTTGTTATGCAACCAATCATTATCCGATTGCTCCTACGACATACCAAGTGTCTGTAGCAGTTTTAATGCAGGCCGCGCTTTTATATTGTGCAAGGGTAGGCTGAGCAGCAGTTGCTCCAGCCGAAAGGACTGTAGTTGTGCCAGATGTGACTGCCTTAATCGTGCAAGTACCTGTGCCGATATTAAGGACTGTGATTACCGTGCCGATTGGAAAGGCTACAGATGCATTGGTAGGGATGTTAAAGGCAATCGCTGAGCTTTTGTTCATCAGCTCTAAAACCTGATAGGCGTCAGAGATGGTCGCCGTATAGTCAACTGTGTTGGCTGCGCCTACAGTATAGGCAACTAGGCCGTTATAGTCTGCGGCTGTAAAGATGTCGCCTGTCGATGCTGGAAAGCCTTCTGCCATGATTTTCTCCTAGTATCCCATTATGGATTGTCCGATTATACCGTAGGTCGATGATCCGATGATGAATCCCTCGACTATAGGCTCAAGTGTTGTTACTGTGCATTTCATACTGTTAGGGGTTATATCCCATGCCAAGCCCTGCACCTGCAAGGTCTTGACGATTGTCGAGCCATCTGGCTGGACGTTGGTAATCTCTACATTGTCAAAATAATCGAGGCCGATGATTGTGTCAGTAGGCACATTAGGATCAAGTAGATCGACAGTCATGGCATCGATGCGGATTGTTGTCTCTTTGCGAGTAGCGACATAGATGTCTGCGATGTTCTGCACCTGAGCATCTGTCTGAGCAATAAGGTTATCTACGTTCATACCATGAGGAAAGTATTTAGCAATTGAGTCTGCATCGGTTGATGAGACCGTAGTGCCGCCTACACGAGTCATAGTTGCGTCGTTGATAATCAGCTTGTCATCAAAGGCGTACTTAAGATCAGAGTATGGAATGCCGCCAGATTGATTGAATTGAATAGCCGCCGGGGCTAGTGATCCGACTACATCGTTGCGATCCTTAAATTCTACTTCTCCACCTGCCTGCACAAAGAATGCGCCCTGCTCTGTGAACTCGGCAACCTGAATGGCTGAAAGGCTAGATCGTGTAGTGGCTGGATCAACCTGAACTGTTGTTGAGCCTGTGTCCACAATCCTCATCGATGACGGAAAATCCACTTGGTCAAGGATTTTATTGATGCGCGTGCCTGTGGTCTGGCCTGCTGTTGCATCTGCGACTGTCGTGACGTTAGCCATAGCAAAGAGTCGGAACGCATCTGAGCAGTTGATATCAACATAGCCCAATTCCTGCCCTGTTGGATAGGTGTACTTATAGTCTGTCACATAGCCTGAGAATAGGAAAGACTGAGTGGTCGCAGTAGTTGCAGCTACGCGAATCTTTCTAAGAGGAGTCAGATAGCCGAAATAAGGTGATGCAGGATTCTGTGGGTTAAATGATCCGTCTTGATCAATGACTCGAACTGTGCAATTGCCAGCCTCGTAGGTATCACGCATAATGTTGCGTCCACGGCTGATCTTGATCTGGCGAGTCTGGGAACTGAGATCGATTACTGGCTCTGGAACTTCGCTCGATGCGAACTGAGACACGCCAATAACGCCGTTGATAGGGTCGCCAATAGTAAACGGAAAGCCAAAGGTAGCACCCTGGCTAAAGTCAAAGGAGACCGAGATCGTGGCTGGAAGACTCATGCTGGAATGAAGCCTGCAGCTGCAAATCGGTTAGTGCGATTGACTGTGTTAAACGATCCAGAAAGTGAGTCGTTGGTCTGCTGTTGAGTAATAACTGCCGCGACCTCTTCGCCTGCAACTTCCACCGTGACATTGACGACAGGCGCTGGATTGACTCCTGCGACCACGCCAGCAGGCAAGCCACCTTGTTGCCCAAATGTTGGTGGCATTGCATAGGCAGGTGGTACAAAATTTGGTACAGGTGTGCCTAGCATATTCCCACCAAAATCAAGTTTAGGAACTGACCATTCAGAGAAAGGATTAGGCGCTTTAGGAGTAGCGAGCAAGGCTAGGCGGAGTTCGTTATTGCGCTTGATTGCCGCATCTAGTTGATCTGAGATGCTTGTGGCTAGGGTTGCATTGCCTTCAAGAATGGCCTTCTGGAGCTGTAAAGATAGGCGATCAGTTTCGCTTAACTTGCCTTTGAGTGCTGCCTCTATACCGATAGCGTCTAGGTTAAGAGCCTTCGACGCCTTCTGCAAGGCTAGGGACTTCTTCTGTGTATCCAGAGTCTTCTTCTGAAGTGCTGCTAACTCACGGGCGCGCTTTGCTGCCGCCGCTTCTGCATTCTTACGAGCTGCAATCTGCGCAGATGTTTCATAGATACCCATAGGTTGAGAACCCAGGTAGCCGCTTGATGGCATATTACGTCTAAACTTGGCGGCTTTCTCTGCTGCCTCGATGGCGGCTAGAGCATTTTTTTCATAGTCGTCAAAAGGATTAAAACTAGCAAGGATGGCACGATCGCTAGTAAGGACGTATAACTTCTGGAATCCAAATACTACTGCTGAGACTGTATCTGCAATCTTCGTTGCAAGGGTATCGATCTGGTTTACGAATTGTGTTGTGTCGCCTGCCGCGAATACTGAAACGAGGGACTCGACCAATGACTTACCGATTGTTTCGCTTGCCTCACCTGCAGCGGTTGTGATGAGCTGTAACTTGCCAGCATAAGTAGTCAAGAATTCTGCACTAGCGCCAGAGAATTGTTTATTAAGTCGTTCTTGAACATCTGCGAACTTCATGGTCTTGAGTTCGGCTTGAGAAAGTCCTAGTGAATACTTGCGAAGTCCACGAGTCTGACCAACGTAGGCCATGCTTAAGTCATTGACAACTGTCTCATAATCGACGCCAGACCCGGCGGCGATGTCGGTTGCCTGAGTAAGTAACTCTTGAGCCTTAGTAACCGAGCCAGTAGTCTGCAATAAACGCTGCATCGCTGGACGTAATTGATCATCGGTAACGCCAGACATCCTTGAAAGATCAGAAATATAACGCTCGATGCGTGGAGTCTCGAACTCTAGTCCAAGATTCTTAACTGCTAGGGCAAGGCGATTGGCCGCCTTCTCATCTTCGATGAATGCCTTCGATGCGTTTTTAGCGAACTTCAGAAGCTGCTGGGCCCCGAATACTGCGAGGAGACTTTTGCCTAATCGCTTTACTCCCTTATCAAGGCCGCTAACGCTTTTGCTCGTGTCGCCAAGTGCTTTCTTGCCTTTATTTTCAACGACAATCGGAATCCGTAACTCAGCCATTGTTATTGCCTTTCGCGTTAAACTTAGCGGCGGCCTTCTCTAAAGCTCGGATAACTCCAAGCTTGGCCTTGCCTTGATCCTGGTCGTAAGCCTTAAACATTGCACGACCTTGCATCTTGTTACGGCCAGCAAATGAACCTTGAAATCTTGGTGAGAAGTTGCCAGTCATTCCAGACTTGCGACCAGCAGTCTCAACGATTGCGCCTGCCGCCGTCTTGTTATGGATCGATACGGACTGCACCCATCCCTGGCGATTAGGCTTGGTAGGTGTGAGCTTGTATCCAATGCCTCGACGTGCCTCAGCGGCATCGTACATCGGGAACTTAGCGGTCTTGACTTCATGCTTTACAAATCCAGATGGAGCCTCTGAATTAGATGGGAGAAATCCTCTAGCCTTTTTTACTACTGGCTTAAGGAATCCCACCATCTCGTCACGAGTCTCTTTGTCAAGATCAGGCGAGAATTGCTTGAGAGCCTTGCGAAGCGCATTAGCGCCTTTTAGCTCTGTAGGCATCTGCCTGCTCCTTTGCTCTATCCTTCAGCGCTTTGAGTAGCATCTGAAGCATCGATGAATCTAGATCGATTAAATATTGTGGAGGGATAGCAGTCTCAATGCTCAATCGAGCGATGAGATAGTGGATGCTATCCCTGCCTAAGCCAAAGGGTCTGACTCTGCGACCTCAACGCTTTTAAGGCTGTCGAGGAAGTCATTGCCAAATGGCTTGACTGTGGCTCCACTTAACCGAAGGCCTTCCCATGCAAGCCAATAGACATCTGACTGCTTTTCATCATCGCGGAACGCTTTGTGAAATCCCTTTTTAGCATATAGCTCGAACGCGTACTCAAGGCGAGGAGTGATCTCGATCTCGGTAACGCTGTTGTCCGCTAGTGTGACTATTAACTTTGCCATGCTGTGCCCCTTTGTTTAGTTTCTTAGAATGTGCCTGTAGTGGCTACTACTGTAGTACCTGAGACGTTAAATGTCAGGCTCTGCACTGCAAGATCAGCAACTGAACCATTGATGTCAGTTGTGCCGTTGATCAAGCATGTCATTGTGTAGAGAGGGTTGGTCGCAGATACTGCGGTTCCCTTTTCCTGGAGTAGGACTACTGTGACGTTAGTTCCCCATGCAGCTTGCAGTGTCTGAAGAACGTTAGCAGTTGCTGTGTCATTGAGGAAGTCGATTGTGACTGAAGATGCCTCAAGGCCTTTAACGAACTTGTGTCCGCTATCGCCCATTGCTGTTACTTCGAGTTCATCAAAATTGCGGTTAAGTGTTACTGCAGTGACGTGATCTGATAGATCGACAGAGTTAACCTTCACGCCAACCTTATTGTTTAGAAATACTGCCATGAGATTATTCCTCGTCTTTCTTAGTAGTTACTGCTTTTGGTGTTGATGGTGCTACCTGCCCGATCTTGATCAGGAAGGCCTCTTGCTCTTTTTCCCACTCGGACATTTTAGCTCCAACTCGTTAGGACTGAGATATTGATATTGCATGTAAGTAGATCACCTGAAGCGGCACTAAGAACCGCCGGGGCGGATACATCTGTGACGTTATAGGTGTAAGAAGATGCAGCGAGCAGGTTAAATACCCGAACGATGTTATCTTCAATCCCGTTAAGGTTGCCTTCATTATCAAGCAAAGGAACCATTACGGAAATTACGAAATTGGCCATAGGCGAAATAGTTGAATGCCAGCCGTTAGATGGTGAAATATAAGGATCAGCAGGTGCAACTATTACGCTATTGGCGATGGGTGTTGCAGGCGGAAATGAGAAGACTGAGTATTTCGTATTGTCAGTAAGAGCTGAGGCGATTCCTGCGCGGAGTGTTGAAATGGCGGCCATTAGCCCACCATCGATCTCGGATCAAGATAAGGCGCGAGAAGGCCACGAACGCGAGCGAGAAGAGTATTGCCCATGCGATATGGAGAAGGCTGATAGCCATCGATGGTGACTCCGCCTGAAGATGGAGCCTGGCGAGATTGCCAGATATCGATGCAGATCATGAGCGACGCTTCTTGAATTGCTGGGATGGTTGAATAATCTGTATAAGTCTCAGCTGCGGCAATTCCGAACGGCTCGACTGTGTGACGTGGGTTGTCGCTAGTGTGAGTCGTAGTCACATTAAATGATCGAGCATCAACGCCAGTAATTGTCTTAGTGCCATTGTATTTTGTGCCTGCGCCTGAAATCACTACCGATTGTCCGACATAAAACACTTCACGGATATTCTGATCAAAGTAGAGAGTCCCGACTGTGCCCGTATTGCCGTGAGCAATGATGTACTGCTGATTTTTCCATAGAAAGGGCAAGAGTACGTTATCTCCAGCATCACAGACGGATTGAAGCACGCTGTCAGCGTAGAGAGTGCCGACGCCTAGGGCGGTGCGAAGCTCTGCAACTGTTGTCAATGCCATGCTCTTATCCTTTCTAAAGACTCCAGGGGTAGAAGGGCACTACCCCTGGAGCGACTTAGTTTGGCTTACGCCTTGTTGTTCTTGAATGCGCCTGCGCCGACCTTGGTAGCGATTGCTCCGAAGCCGTAGTAGCCGATTGTTACCTGACCTGCTGCAGTTGATTCTGCGCGTAGGCGGTAAGTTGGTGACTCGTACCATGTGTACGCATCTGGGTTAACGATGAGGATTGTTCCATCGCCATCGCCGCCGTTTGTTGGATCAACGTAAAGGTTGAGTCCAGCAACGTTACCTGTGAGTGAAGTTGGAGCAACTGCTCCGCCTGCGTTCATTGGCTGTGAGGCTGTGTAGATAGGGCGTCCTGCATCGTTAAGTGACATGATGTTAGACCATTGTCCTGTTGATACGACCATGTTGCGAGCGAATGGATTTGGAAGGCCTGCAGTTGCACCATATACAGATGCTGAACCGCGAGCGACAATTCCAAGGAGTTCTGCTGCAGTTGGGTATGTGACTGTTGTTGTCGCATCTGCAGTTGCACCTGAGATAAGTGCAGCGTTTACTGCTGAGTTAGTTGCCTTTGCGTAAGCTGCTGCCATGTTGCGGACTAGCTCATCGAAGAATGCTGGAGATGTACGATCTAGCAATTCAACTGAGAATGTCTGCTGTCCAGCGTACTTCTGTACTGTTACAGAAAGGAAGCTTGAGTTCTGATCTGTGTCGCTGAATGCGTCGCCTTCTGGCTCGATTGCAACTGTTGGCATTTGTGTGATCTTTGGGATCTCAAATGTCATACCTGCATCTGGAAGCACTCCACGAGAAATTGCATCGATTGATGGGCGGATGGTTGTTCCGAGTGGGTTGATGATCTCAGAGAGTTGACGTGTTGGTACGAGACCAGCGTTGTCAGATGTGTCTGCCGCTGCTGCGATCCATTGACGAGCTGCGTCGTCTCCGAGTGCTGCACGGATTGTGTTTTCTGCATACTTTGCAGCTGTTACTTCAATGCGTGGCTTTGTGTAAGCCATTGCTGTTACAGCAGGGCGAGCAGCTTCAACTGCGGCAGCCTCAACTGTAGGTGTTGCTTCGACTGCTGGAGTGGTTTCCACTGTGGCTGTCTCGCTTTCTGTTGGTAGGGTTTCTTCAACGGCTTCATCTTCAGATGCCGCGATATCGGTTACGGCTGCAGACTTAAAGGCTGCTGCCTGAACCAAACTTACTTCGAGTAGGTCAGCACTCGATACATAAAGCACGCCATTCTTAGGCTTTGCTGCATTGACCATGACTCCGACTGAAAGACCAGTACGAAGTTCTTCTGAGGCTTCGATAAGAGCATCTGTGCCACGGGATGATTTAGAAATCTTGAAAGATGCAAAGATTCCGTCTTCTGTTTCATTAAAGAATTGAGCGCGGCCGATTGGCTGCTTTGGATCATGCTCCAGGAGGAGCTTCACTTTAGATGAGTCAGCGATGTTAATCGCGCCACGCTCAAAGACAACTGCCCCGGCGGAGGTGTTTCCGACCTCGCCGTCGTATGGCACGATCTTGCCAGAGATAGTGCGCGCTGCGCTATCTGCAGTAAGTTCTGCCGAGAATGTAAGCATCTCGCTCATATCATTCCTTCGCTTCCGTTAGGTGTTAGGTCTGTCATCT